ACCTGATGTACCGGCAGATGAAACAGCTTTAATTTGTGAACCATTTGTCAATCTTAAACTTAATCTGTTGTCTTCTTGTTCTTTTACTTTTAACCAAGAAGGAAGATTGTCATTCGCAAATCTTACACGGGTTACAATTTCTTTAGATGTTTCTTGATTAATACTAATACAAAGAACATTTTTATCTTTATGAAATACCATTAACCACAAACTGTATGCGGCGGTTAATGTACTAATACCCATTTGTCTAGACTTTAATATGATATTAAAATCGTGGTCTACTAAATCAGTTAAAGTTTTTTCTTGAAATGGATATAAATCAAAGTTTACAGTTCCACGAATAGGATGTTGAATTTTAACATACTTTTTCATGAAGTAAATTGGATCTACAAGACATTTCTTATATTCCTCCTTAATTACTTCTTTAAGTGTCTTTGGAGTACTCATTGATTTAATTTATCCAAAACCATTTGTTTGGCTTTCTTTTCTATTTCTGGATTATAATTTAATTTAGTCAATTCTTCGTTTGCTTTTGCAATATTTTCCTCAACATTTTTCAAATCTTCTTTTAAATCAGACAATACTTTTTGTATTTGTGTAGTATCATCCGTCCAGAATTCTTGACTACCATCATCATTAAAAAATTGTAACTTTTCTTCTGGATTCTTTTCCAAATATTCAATACTATCAGTAATATTTTTCTTAAAATCTTTCATTTCTGAAAGCATACTATTATAGATTTTATATCTTTCATAGTCCGCATAAACACCTAATACTTTTAATTTACTATCAAATGAAATAGTACAATCATAACACTTGCCTGTTTTAGGATAAAATCTATCATCTAAATAATTGCCAAATTTCATATCTGCATTACAGATACTACATCTTTGATCAATTTTTATTTGTCCGAGTTTGGATACTTTTCTTTTACTTCCATTTTTCCAAACCCATTTATTTCCTTGACCATCTTCCCATTCTTCACCTTCTTTTCTTTTACTGTTGTTCAAGTTAGGATCATAACCAACTTGAATAAATGGGCGGTTTCCCTCAACATAATCTTTAACTATGTCGAGATTGCTTTTTCCTGTTGCTCTTTTCATAACTTTACTTTTAATCTATCCAATTCCTTTTTGAAATCATTTAAGATTTCAGTTCTTTTGTTTTTATAACGAAAAGTATTACCTTTCACTAATTTAATTAGTTTTTCTAAAGTGTTAATATCATTAAATGTTACATTTTTGCCAAATAAAAATTCAGCAACATCGTCCATATCAGTATAAACAGTTTTTATATTTTGTTTTTCTTGTTTACCTTTTTCATTTGTTATAACATCCGCACTTTGAAGACCTTTTTTCCAATTAAATTGATATCTCTTCATCTTATTTGGATCTTCGGTTGGTTCATAACTATGTGACATAATATTCATTAATAGAATATTTCTTAACGCAGCTTTATATTTTGATTCTGGTGCTCCGGATAAAGCCTTAATCATGAAATTTAAATCACCAATCATCAAATCAATTTGTACATAACCATCTTCATTTGGTATTTCTGTGGATTTTACTGGATTGCCATCTTCATCTACAATAGGAACATTCAAATGCAATTGGTCCAATCCTGTATTTATTTTAAAAGCAGGTGTTGGTACATTTGATGGAGTATTTGATTCTACATGTTGTTTTAATTTTTCATAAAATGACTTTTTATCATAATCATAATTTATACCAAGCAATTCATTCAATTGTTCTGTAGATACTGCAACATCAATATCACCCAATATTGGTTTTGATTTGTTTCCGATTATTTCATATTTTAAAGAATCAAGATTCCATATTTTCAAACCGTTTTTTACGGTAGAATCCAAATACTGTTTTGGCAATTCACTATTTGCAGCTACTGCATTACCACCTTCCGTAATTAAAAATTCTCTCAATATATCGTTTACGATTTTGTTTCCTATATCAGCGTGTTTTTTGATTTTATCAATTGATGCTTGAGTTTCTGGTGTGGTTGCTTTCTTTTCTTTCTTTGAATATTGTTCAATCATTTTTTCGGCATATTTGTCTTTTATAGCTTTGATAAATGATGCATAATCAAATCCTAAATCTGAAAGAATGCCATTCTTATCAAGAGTTCTTGCAAATCCTAGAACTCCTGTAGTCAAATCTTTTAATTTAACATCCTGTGGATTTACACCACTATGTGCAGATAAATTTGGGTCAATAATAGTAATTTTTTTATTAAACAATTCAGCCAAAAAGTCTGCCAAATCTCTTAAAAATGTACGAGGACTGTTTGATATTAATTTATCTACAACATCTTTTCTTAACATTGGAGATACAATCTTACCATCCTTAAATTTAGCTCTTACACCTGTATCACCAATTCTAATATTAAGAACTTCTGCCAATGCAGAGTACATTCCTCCCATTGTAAATCCTTTTATACCTCTTTCTGGAGTAAATCTAGTAGCAAACCAATCTTTATATATTTTTGTAGTATATAATAAATCTAATTGAACCCAAGTGTCTTCTTCAATTTTAATTATAATTTGTTTACCGTCAGATCTCTTTGCACTTTCAATATCAATATAATTTTGACCACTTGTTTCAATAAATTTAATTACATTATTTATATATTCTTTTTTTGTATCGGTGACATCATCTTTTGATTCAATAGGTATAACAACCATTACATCAATATCACCATATGTTATTTCTTTTTTGTCTTGTTGGTCTTGTTTATAATACCCAGCAGAACCTAATATTTGATAATCCTTTATTGGAGCCAACGGTACATTACTTAAAAACATATTCAAATCAGCTAAAAAATCCTTAAATTTTTCAGTTGCTTTTTCAATAGTATCTGGAGACAAAACTGTTTTGGAAGTTAATTCTGGTTTTAACCAACCACCTTCATCAATAGGTTGTTTATGTGCAGCTCTATTTGCTGCGCTGAATTTGGAACGAGAAACATACTTAATATCACCTTCTGGGTGAGAGAATACATAACCTTCGCCTCCTGGTTCATTGCCTATATATGATTTAATTTCAGTATCTTGATTATCGATTTGATTAATAATTTCTTCTTTGACTGACATTATTTCTACAACTACTTTCCATAAAGATTCAAATCCGTCACGATTACTACTAACATAATCAGTAATCTTTTTCTTCATCGCTCCTGTAAGATTACTTTGATCTACCCATTGTATAAAATCATCACCAATATTCACTAATCCAGTATCAACTTTACTGTTCAAATATTTATATAAAATATCTGGAAAATTAGTCATTTTCATACTAGCCAATTTAGAAGGATTAATAAAATCATCTATATTTCTAGCATGTTTATTTATATAAAGTATAATATCTTTTAATCTTTTTTCATTTACATCTGGTGGATTATTTACAGATATAGGTGGTATTACCAATAATTGTTTACCTTGAAATATATTGTAATTTGTAATTGCAGTTTCATTTCCAAAACTATCCACTTCTCTGTGAACTACAACCGCAGCTTTGCTTTGAGCAATTTTTCGTCCCAACTCGGAATTAATATCAACTGCATAAGTTACAATATTTGGTTTGAAAACATATCGTCCATTTTCAATTAATGGCGTATTAAAATATAACAAATCTCCCTTAAAATAACCTCTAAATGTAGATGGAACTGCGGATTCAAATATTGAAAATGCATTTTTCATATTTTGAACGAAAAATCTATATTCGTCTGTTTTAACACTTTTACCTCTATTCAAAAACATTTGTTCCAATTCTTCCGGTGAAGTTGGTCTACCATTATATCCTTTAGCAACAAATCCACTTTTATCTGTCAATACGAATTTACCTTCGTCATTTCTGCCAAATACAACCGCAGGAGAACCATCCCATTTCATTGTAACATTTTTATATCCCCCTTGTTCTAATTCAATAAAACTTTTAATGGAACGAATTGCTCCTTTTGATCCTTCCCAAAAAATTAAATCTTCGGCATGATCTATACGAGTAGCTTCGTTTATCAATATATTAGATACCAAAAATTGTTCTAAGTTATTCAGCTTTATCATATGGTTTTAAAAATGTTTTATCAAATACAGTTATCGCTTTATTATATGAACGAGTTGTTTCATCCAATGTATTATCAGTAAATTGCCAATTCCAAAATAATTCATTTGGTGTTTTGAATCCAAAAAATTGAAGTACTTCTTTTTGTGTTTCAGTTACATCTTTACCGTTCCAATTTTGTCCAGTTGCAATGAAACCAGCATCAATATCTTTTACTATATTTTTCTCTCCCAAATTACTATGTCTATTTTCAATCCAAGTTAATCTTTCAATTAATTTTTGATAATATCCATTTGCTTGTCCCCATCTTATACTAGCAAAAAATAAAACGGTATCACTTTCAAATAATTCTTTACTTATTTTCCATAATTCATCGTTCTTTTCATTTATACTAGCCCAACAACGATGATATCCACTCGGATTCTTTTCTTTATCTTTTAATAATGCTTTTGCAGTTCCACAATGATTGCCACCAAATTCTCTATTGCTACTTACATTACCTTCACATGGAAATATATTTAGTTTGGTAGTGTCTATAAGAGTTACCTTTTCTTTGCCTAATAAATCTTGAATTTTAGTAGCTAGTTGATTGCTTTTAGGTACATCTTCTTTGTGTTGTGACCATCTATTACTGGTAGTCAATAATAGTACTTTATTCTTATTTCTTAAATAATCAATGGTTTTCTTATACTTTTTCGCATAAAAATCCATATCTTGTTCACTAGAAGGCATTTGTGCTTCTAATAATAAGTCAGTTAGCTTAATCATCGTACAATATAAATAGATTTAACAAAGAAAAAACCCCACTTATTTCTAAGTGGGGTTCGTTGTTTAGCGTTGTTTAACCATTAGGGAAGGTTGCGCCTGTTGGTAGAATGTTGAAGTCAAGTACGATGAATTCAGCAGTCTTTGTTGGTTGTAGATAGATTTGTCCGTATAGGATATTTCTATCAACCAAGTCAGGAGTATTGTTTGTATCATCCATTACAACTTGGAAAGCGTACAATCCACTGCGTTGTTGTACTGATTCCAAATATGGATTTACGATACTCAAGAAACGATTTCTTGTAGCAGCTACATTTTGTTCGAATACCAAGAACTTACTGCTACTTGCAATAAACTTCTTAAGTGCGATTAACAATCTGCGAACATTTACTCTGTCAAGAGCACTTGGTTGAATTTGAAGTGTCTTTTGACCCCATACACAGATACCTTGACCAGGGAATGCTGCGATTGGATTTACACGACCTTCATACAATGTATCTCTTTCACCGTGAGTTGTTCTGTCTAGAACTTGAACTGCTTGTGCGATTCCACCACGGTTTAAACCGGCTGGTGCGAACCATTCAGCAGCAGCATTGTCATTAGCAGCATAAACTGCTGGCATTACTACTGAAGGAGGTACACTTACAATCTTGTTCAAGTTAGTGTCTAGAATCTTAACCCAAGGATAATATGTAGAAACATAACTACTATCAATTGTAGATACATCGTTTACTGCGGCATCAATCAATCCTACTGTTTGATTGCTTGATGGGAACACAATGTTATCCATGATGTAGAATGTATCACCACGGGCTTCACACATATCTGTTACCAAGTCAGTAACATAACTGTGTTGTTCGTGGAAAATACCTGGTGTTACGATCAAGTTGATGTCAAATTCATCGGCATTTCCAAGAGCACCTACACATTGTTTGTAAGCGATTGAACCTGCACTATTGATATTTGTACAATTCAAACCTTGAGTATTACCTGCGATAATGTCACTTCCAACATTAATTGGAATTGCTGGTGATTGACCATCAAATCCGCCTTGGAATCCAACTACGAATTTACGCATCTTAACATATGTAGCTTCGTTAGTTGCATCATATGTTGAAGGAATGCTTCCGCTCAATGAAGCAGCGAGTAGTGAACCTGTACCAACATTAGAACTTGTTGATTCCAAGTCAAATGCGATATTATATCCTACAGTAGCACCAAATGGTAGAGGAGCAAAATATTGTTCTGTATCAACCTTTACACCTGCGTTTGCAGAACTGGTTGGATATAGAGAAGTCAATTCACTATCTGCACCAAGTGGAATGTCACTCATTACAGTACCAGACGCATATTTACCTGGAGCCATTCCGTAAATACTTGCTTTGCTATATTGTACTACTGGAACATAATCTCCAATTGTACCTCCAAGTGGAGTAACATAAGCTTCATTGCCATAAGGAACAGCAGATACTGGATATGGTATAGTAGCCATTTCAATTCTTACATACTTACTCAAATTTGTATAAGTACCAAATTCAATGATCTTACCGGCATAAGTAATAAAATTGTATCTATCACCGATTCTACGAGCAACAAAGTTTGAAGAATTTGGATCTAGACTCAAGTTTTGGAAGATTTCCAAATACTTTGGCTTCTTATCAGTATCACTATAAGATCTTACTGCAAGTGTGAATGAACCCCAATCACTTCCTGCAACAGTACCAGACAATTTAACATTGCTGATTTCAATCTTATATTGTTTATTTGTATTTGTGCCATCACTCAAAGTGTGTACTTTAAACAATTGATATTTTGTTACAGAACCTGGATTTGCATTACCACTCCAAGGAGCAATTCCTTGTGAAAGAATCCAAGGTGTTGCTGCACTTGTTAGACCATATTGGGAATCACCGGCATTCAAGTTTGTTGAATATTGATCAGTAAACTTTAATACTTCACCAGTTGCGAATGAACTGGATGGTAGATATGCACCATATACTTTCCATCCACCAGTGTTTAATTCATCATTTACTTTTTGGATTGAATCTTCGAATGTCTTATACAAATAAGCTGCTTCAATCTTAGCACCAGAAACTTGGTCGTCTTGATTACCAACCGTTGCATCATTTCCAAATACATTTGTAATATAATTTGAATCTGCTGGATTTAATGAAAAATCATAATATCCGATTAAAGAAGTATCTTGCGCCAATATTAATTGGAAATCACTCAATGATGTTGGATTACCTGTAACAGACCCACTATAATTTCCAGAAGATGGTATTTTTTGAGTCAATGATGAACCACTAAAACCAGGAGCATTGAAACTGCTATCCAATGTACCATATTGAGTATTTGCTAATACTGCTAATACTCTTGGTTTAACTGCTACTGCAGTTGGATTACATGGATCAGCTGGAGCAGTCCAAGTAGGTGTAAATGTTCCTGTAATTTTACCAAATGAACCACTGATTACACCTTTAAGATAAACTTGTGTTCCACATCCAGTTGAAGATCTTAGAGCAAAAATACTACCACTTACCAGTGTAATATTAGTACCAACCAAATTTCCGTCAGAATTTGTGATTGTTACACTATTTGCTAGTGATGCACTAAAATTTGAAATGGTTGAAGTAGATTCTGCAATTGATTGTAATAATTTTTCATCATTGGTATATGCACCATTTCCTTGATAAGAAGAGGTTACATGTGATGTAGCAAATGATACGGAACCTATAGTAAAACTGTAAGTTTGACCACTATTATATAAACTTCCACTTGTAGAGTTTATATTTAAATCAGTAGCATCTCCAGCAACAGAGTTAAATTTTGCGGTAAATGTTGCACCAGATATAAATGACAATGTTCCGTTGTCAGGACCACTTCCTGAAGCATAGGTAAATGTACTTGAAATATTATCACTGTCATATAGTACATATGATGAACCACTGTTTAAAGCACCAGCAGAACCGCTTCTGGCCCATGTACCTGGTTGTGCCCAGATTACGAATGGATTAATTTGTCTATATCCAGTTAATGCACCTACACGACAAACAGTAACGAATCCTTTTTCATTTAAGTATTCTTTTGCAGTGTATGGACCATAATAAACACCATCAGCAACACCGAACTTTTCTTCAAGATCGGCAGTGTTAGTGATTAATGTTGGTGCGAATCCAGGACCTTTTGGAAACGGAGCAAGTACTACTGCTCCGATATCAGCAACACCTTGTGCTACTCCGCTTAGGTCGTTTTCTCTTGTAAATACTCCTGGACTGACTATACGGTCAACAGGACTAAATTTTCCTCCTTCAGTTATTGGCATATGTTAAATTCCTTTCAAATGTAGAAATTTTGATAAAAAAATCTAAATATAAATATTCCCAAAAAATTCAAGATGTTAATATTTATAAACAATTTTAAAATTATTGGTATAAAGGAAAAAATCTTCGTCCAGCACCTTCAACATATACGGGCGCCCATCCCCAAAATGTTTTACTTCCAATACCACTTAAGTCTTGACTTGTACCGCCTCCATTAATTGTAAATATATAAGCATTTGGATCAGTCAATCCACCACCACCAATACTATAATCACCTTCTCCAATTAAATAAAGATTTGGTATAATTGTTTTATTTTCTAATCCTGGCGTCTTTAAATCGGATACAAATGCACTATATTTCTTCTCGGGATACAAAGAAGATGTATTATTATAATAAATAAAGGATAAAACCATTTCTTGAGATGGTGCAAGTGTAATTGAACCTGATTCTTCAATTGACCCACTTCCTGGACCGTCAAAACCGGCTACACCACTCCATTCTATTTGTTGATATGGATAAAAATTAATTGTGTTACTTGTACTTCCAGAAGAGACTAATCTAATACTAAATGAGCCTGATTCTACTGATGAACTAATATGTACATTTAAATTATTGAGTGTATGTAAATGCCAAAAAGAATAATCAGTTGAACAGGTAATTGACGATGTAGATCCACTAAAATATGAAGATGTAAAAGAAAATTCACCTTGACCTGCTGGACCTGTTGGTGCAGGTATCCAATAAGTATCATAATCATTTGAACTGCTCTTTGCTAAAATATAAGATGATGTTCCTCCCGCAGGTATTCCATTATTAGCATAACTAGCACTAGTAGCAAAAGAACTGCTTAATGAATAACTAGATGTATTAGAATAACTGGATGAAACTGTATAACTTGCAGTAATTGCTCTTGATGCACTAATTGCCCAAGAAGCAGTACCATATAAACTAGAGGTAATATTATATGAATATATCGATCCTGTAACCGTCAAAGATCCTGTAATTTCTGCACTTCCAGTAAATGGAAATCCACTTCCTGTTCCACCAGCACTCGCACTAATAGTTACTATCGGACCAGATCCACTTATTATAGTTACTCCTGGTCCACCAATTATAGAAGTAATATTACCGCCACCACTTCCAGATATAATACTTCCAGAAGCAACCGCACTAGAAGTCATTACACAAATTTTCCCGGAACCAGAATCCCAAGTTAGAAAATAATTAAAAGGAACAGGACTATTAGATATACAATCTGGACTAATCCAAGTAATACTTGAAGTAACAATTAAATTATCAGTTGAAATCGTCGTACTGCTTCCAATATCTGGAGGCGAACTACTGCCAGACGGATCAAAAACTTGAACGGTTCTTAAATTAGTATAAGAAAGATTTGAGTTTACATCATACAGTTCAGATTTTATTTCAAATACTTCATTAGCTACATTTATTGGGAATGGAACTTTTACATAATATGCATTTCCAGTATATCCATACAATTCAGAAACTTTTATTGACAAGTCAGATACAATTATTTGTTTGACATTTTCAGGATAAACAACTAAAGTACCATAAAGATCTTCCGGAAATTTAAATTCAAAATTTTGTTTTTGATCAAAATATTTTCCGGTTGTACTTCCACTATAAACAAATTCAGCAATTAATACACCACGATTTGAATCATATCCTAGATTTTTACTTACACTTGGTAATGAACTAGTAATATAAAACTTTAATTTAGAAATTGCAGAAGAATCTTTTTCTACTACAGATGTTCTGAATGATAAAACATAATCTGTATCTTTATAAAAACCCAAAAAGTTACTGTCAAAATTTGATCCTGATTGTTCTGATTGTTGATTTGCGTCATAAGGCAAATAAGAAACATTTCTGTTTGTAAATGATGTATTTGCTTTTACAATTGCATATGTACCATTTAGATTACTACCGGATATTTTTAATCCATCAACGAATGTTTGATTGTCATATTTAAGATTCAAATCATTTGAACTTGTAAACCAAAAATTATTTATATGAAACTGGCTAAAAAATACACCTAATCTTTCAAATGCTTTATTTGGTGTAACAGGATCTTTTAATATTTCAGTATCACCGAATGTTTCATCAATTACAGATTCAAAATCACCAAGAGTTCTTAAACTTTTTCTATAAACTTTATGTTTTGCAGGTTTACCTGTAAAAGTATTAATATTTTTATAAATTATATTCGCATAAGAAAACTTCTTATATTGTTTTGCACCACTTAATCCCAAAGATTCTTGCAAATAAGACGAAGATAAAAATAAATTGGAATTATAAGTAATATCATTATAAACAATTTTATAATTACCACTTGTAATCGTAGCAACTTTATTATTATAAGTAAATGGCGTATCTAAAATTAATGTAGTAGTATTTAATACATCTTTAATTAAAAATGACGATGTAGTATTGACACTGATTTCGTTTAAACTCGCATAATCTCTAATTTTATTGACATACAATTGTACTTGGAAATTTTTTAAACTTGAACTAAAATTTGCAGAATTATCAATAATTCTATAATCTACAAGATTTTTTCTATATCCAAATTTTTGAATGTCAAAATCTGCTTTAGGTTGGACTGCAGTTGATAGAAAACTGCCTGTAACTGTTTTTGGATTGTTTTCTACGGATGATGATACTGCATAAGATAATATTGGTTCAACTTCAATTAATGGTTGATTATAGAATCTAATTTTTGAATCGGTAACTTTATTAACATTTATATTTATATTTGCTGTCCATCTTACCGTTTTATTATCTGTGGTTGTAGATACTAAAATTATCTTTCCAGAACCAATTGAATTTTGTTCATAGACATAGATTGATAGTACAATAATTCTTTTGTTTGTTAATTGATCAACACTAATAGCTTTTTCTATAAAAAGAGGTACACCATTACCATCAAATGCTTCGGTAAGTATTTCTGCGCCAATTTTAAGTTTATCACTTCCATTGATTACTAGCGCATTTTTCCCTACAAAGAATTCAGGTGAAAACTCTGTAAGGTTAAAATATTCGGATAAGTATGTCTTATCTTCTATATTAACAGTTTGACTTGATAAACCTAAAATTTGACCTGTCTTTATGCTGGGCATATATACTATAAATATATATACCCATTAATTATACATAATTAACTTTAGAGAATCCATTTTCTTTCTTAATTTCAAGTCTATTGTCAACCATATCTCTCATACTATCCAAATGACTGATAATCCATACAAAATCAAAATTTGTCTTTAAGAAAGCAAATAAAGCACCCATAGACGATAAATTATCAGCATCTGCACATCCAAACCCTTCATCTATAGCTATAAAATTGGGTCTTGGTAAATTACTAATGTTAATTAACGCTACTCTCATAGCCAATGAACTAACAAATCTTTCCATACCACTAGCCAATTCTAGTGGCCAGCGTTTATCCTCATAATTAATATGTGTAGTTACATTTTTACCATCAGTCTGTAAGATTACCGTAAATTCAACTATCTGGTTTAATATGTTATTAACTTCCTTTTCAATTGTTGGAAGAGCCTGACTAATCAATTCATATGGAATACCATCTCTAGAGATAGCATTTGTATATAATTGATATGCTTCATATTCAACTTCAAGTACCTTTACATCTTCAATTGACTTTTGAATTGTTTTTCTTTGTTCTTCTAATCCAGAAATCTTGGTATTATAACTAATAATGTTATTGTTCACATTCTTAATTTCAAAATCAATTGTTTTGATATTAGACTTAATTACATCAATTGTTTCTTTAATTGTCTTATTGAATTCAATCGCATCCTTGTTATTATAATATTCTTCAATCTGATTTTCAATATTAATAAGACTGTTCTGATCAGAACTAATCTTATTTGATATTTTTAAAATTTCATTATTTAATTTATTAATCTTGGATTGTGTTTCAACATGCAATTTATGCGTGTCATTATACTTTTTCCAATCATCTTTTATATAAGACAATTCATTTACTTTATTTTTAAGATTTGTATATTCCCCAACAAGATTTTGAGCTTCAACTTTGTCCGATTCAAGTTCTTCTCTTGTTTTAATTGCATCTTTAACGAATACATTGGTTGTACAAAAAGTACAATTTGGATCATACTTATGTTCTTCCAATTTCTTTAGTTTCTGTAATTTGGATGTAACAACAATCTTTTTCTTTTCAATACCTTGTTCTTTTTGACTCAATGAACTTTCTAATTCCTTAAGTGAATCATACTTAGTTGTAATATCTTCAATATCATAATTCTTTATGATTTCATCGTATTCCTTAAATGTAGATTCAATAGATGATAATTGATTTTTATAAGAATCTAAACTAGATGACTGTGTTGATATAGAATTACTCAATAAAACTTTCTTTGATTCAAGAGATACAATATCAACAATGTTACCATTAACATTGATAATTTTCTTTGTTTCTTCCAAAAGTCTTTCATTTTCAGACTCTCTTTTATCTGTTAGTTTTTCTAAATTAACATTTTCATTTCTTAGCGAACCAGAAAAGTTCTCAATGTCAGAATTTAAATTCAATAACTTTTGAGTGTAATCAGTATTCTTAAAGTTCTTCAATAATGAATTGATTTCTTTGGTTTTATCAGACGCATCATTATATAAACTATCAAATACGGTAAGTCCCATAAATTGAGCCAACAAATCTTTTCTTTCTGTTTGACCCATATCTACAAACGAACCCACTTTATTATTTTGAATGCTCAAAACAGTTAAAATAAAGTCATCATAAGTACCAACATAATCACGAATGATGTCATTAGTACTTCTACGAGCTTCTCCATTAAGTTCAACTACTTTACCACCCTCTTCTTTCCAGAACTTAACATCTACTTTAACATTACCTTTCTTATCTGCATTACCTTTTCTTTCAATAAAGAAATCTACACTGTTAACTTCAAAGTTAAATTTGCAACGGAATGACATCTTTTGTGTATTAAGAATATGAGATGCCTTAAATGCTCTATCACATTTATCAAAAATACAAAAAGATAAAGCAGACAATATACTTGATTTACCAGATGCGTTATTAGCAAATAGTCCAACTACATTATGCATTTTGGTAAAGTCAATGACATTTTCTTCACCGTAACTAAACATATTATCAAATTCAAACTTCTTTGGTTTCCATCTGATATTTCTTACGACGGATTCTTTTTCCAAAGTTGCATTTAAATCCTTATTGATTTTATAAATCTTATCAAGTGTATCTTTTGAAGGATTAAAATTCTTATTGTTAAGATATTCTGTAATTAATTTATTTTGATAATCAACATCTGATACATCACTCAAATTAAAATTAGTATTATCAATGATATTGCTAGATGATGAATTTGGTGAATCTACACGAACATAAGCCACTTCTGTGACATCAGATTTTTCTCTGATTGTTGATAATACAGATTTAACTTCAGTCGCAACACTTTCAAAACATTTCAATCTTAATCTTGCCTTTTTAGGCATATCAGAAATGTCAGTAAGCAATTTTCCTTTGCTTATTTCAGCTGTATAAAAACCATAATCATTTGGAATTTCAAAGTGTTTGAATACTTTGGTCTTTAAATCCCAGAATACAAATCCATGTCCTTTTAGTTCTTCTCCATGGTTCTGTTGAATCAATGAACCTACATAGACAATGATTGGATCGGATTGATTTAAAACTTGATGTCTATGAATATCACCCAACAATACAATATCATGACCATCAAAAATTTCATTTGTAATGGTTCTACTTGCAACTTTATATCCTACATCAGTAATTGCATTGTTTACTGGACCATGAAATAAAGCAATTTTGTAACGAGTTTCATTTAGATAAATCTTTGGAATATCCTTGAACTTGATATACTTATCTGGTTCATCAAATACGCTATAATGATTAAATAAAATATCTCCAAGAATATAAAGACCTGAATCTTTTAGATAAAATAGATTTGTATGATTGATTGCATCAACAATAGGACTTAGACTGTCCAATCTATTTTTATTAGCCAAAGTAGCATCATGATTACCAGCGATTAATACGGTTGGTCTTCTGTCAGCAAGATTTTGTAGAAACTCAGTAGTGATCTTTACACATTCCGGTGAAAGATCGCTCTTAGAATGTAAAACATCTCCTAAAACAGCAACTACAGTTTCTGCGGGTGTCCTTTCTACTGCTTTATACAATCTTTCAAATACTTGATTGTATTCATCGTGTCTTTTTGTAAGACGCAAATGAATATCAGCAATATGAAACACATTCTTGAACTCTTTTATATCTGATTTAAGATATTTTACCATATTATATTCTTAGTTTTAACTTAAACAACTTTTCGAAATCCATAGTATCACAACTATCTATCATTTGCCAAGTTTTTTCAAAACCTATTACACTTGGATCTTTACCATCTAACATTACTAGTTTTGTTGGAATACTATTTTTAATTAGAAATTCACATATTTTGATGGAATCTTTTATCGCATCATTGTCTAATAAAATATGTACCATCGGAACATCGTTTTCTAATAATTTTAATTTTAACTGTTTGCTCATTGTCTTTCCAAACAATGGTATGCAATTATTTTTAACTGCAATTGCATCAAATGGACCTTCAACCAAAGTAATCGGTTGTTCAAAGTTAATAAACAATTCAAACCCAATTATATTCTTTGATGCTGAACAACTAACATATTTTAATCCTTTGGTTTCAAAAAAACTTCTAGCAGTGTAAAAATTTAATATACCATTACAGTCGTATGATGGTATTACCACTCTGTTTTTCAAATCACCTTCAGTACAATACCCAATATTATATCTTACTATATCATTTTTGGTAATATTTCTGGATTTAAGATATTTTACTGCATGTTTATATTCCAATTCGTTTATTGGTTCACTTATAGGTTTAAATTCTTTGGGTAATCTTACCAATTTTTGTTCTTCTGGTTCATCTTCAAATGAAATAACAAAATCGGTAATCGGCTTTTTAGAAAATGATTTCTGACTTAATCCGATACATGTGTAATATTCACCTGGTGCATTTAGTTTCTTAAATAAAGTCTTGAAACTTGTTCCACTGAATCCGCATACCCAACAATTATATTTGCCTGTATGTAAATTGATCTCTAGTTTTCTTTTATAATGTTTACAAGAAGGACAATGATAAACTGCATCAGTTCCCTTACGAATCTTGGGAGTCTGATTCAGCAATTTATTTAAAACAGATATTATTGTTTCTTGATATAACAACATCAATGATACTTTACAGTAAAACTTTTATTCTATCAACTTTTTATTTGGATCGTTTTTAACCCAGAGTTTTTTATCCAATGCAACTGCAATCTTCATCAATTTGATCGGATCAATTGGTGTCTCTTTAACAACATCTTCGGATTTTTTATCCTTACTAGAAGATTTATCGTTACTTTCTTCGGATTTCTCACTTTTATTATCTTCAGAAATATCTTCAGTTTCTGGTGTAGGAGGTGTCTGTGGAATATCTGGATGCATAACATTTTCTTGGGTATATGTTTGTGGTTTTGGTACATAACCAATCGCATGTCTAGAAATTATTCCTTGTATTAAATATCTTTTGTAGTCATTGTACATGTCTCTATAATATTCAAACGCACTTGTAATATTGTCATATTCTATTTGAGTAAGATGAATGCAGACACACTTGTTTTTTTCTTTCCATTTGAACCCAGGAACATCCAATATCATACATGATACATTAATTAATAATTCTCTTTCATTTGAATCATTTATTATAATGTAATAATTTTTTCTTTCTTCTGATATAGATATTTCATTCTCAGATATATTATATTTTTCACATATCTTTTCTAATTTTTCTTTAGCCGCATTTTTTTCGCCACCTTTACCCTTTTCGGCTAATGCTTTTATCTTTTTTGCTAACTCTATTATTTTGTTGCGGTTCATCTTTATACAATGCACAAACTATGCCATCATACATATCACCGTTTCGTTCATCCCAGTTACCCTTTTTGTTAAGAACTGTAAATTTTACGACATCTGGACATAGTGATTCTAATTCAGCTTTAACAAAGTCTTTGGATTTGATACCTTTAATCCTACATTTACCAAATAACTGTTTACGCATGGTATTTACGGACAACAAATTAACCTTGACTTTAAAGTGTTCTTCAATAATATAAGCAAAAACAGCATTATGTCTTGCTAGTGTGATGATAACTTGTTGACTGGTAAACCCACCAGCAAATCCACTCAAAGCAGCTTCCAAGTTAATGACAGTAATATCTTTAATTAGTGGATTTTTTTCTAATTCTGATATAACAAAAAAAGTTTTTTCTTTTGTCGTTTCAAATTTCTTAGTATCAATATAACCGGCATCTAAGACTTTTCCGTCTTTACTAAATGCCCAACCTGTAACTGATGTAGATGAATCTAGACCTAATATAACCATTTAAAATACATATCAACCTTTTTTATTAGGTGCGTAATTTTTATTAGTAAAATTTTCTATGTACTTAGATTTACCTTTTTTAATTCCTGCAATTCCAATACCTGGTGGTATTCCACCGAAGCCTGGTGGAGTCCAATCTTTTTCTAATTTTCCAAAAATATCAGGAGTAGGTTTTTTAGCATCAAATGCGCCACCAACTTTTTGAGTATTATATCTTTCTACTAAACCTTTAGTTAAAGATTCTCTATTAATTGGTGCTGGCATAACTTATTTATATTTTCTTGTATCAAGTCCTTTAACATAACTTGATAATTCTTTAGATGTACTATTTCTTCTATCTGGAACATCTGCTAAATTTGACAATCCAATTGGTTGTTTTACTCTAAAACCGCCTTTATCAATAGTAAATTGTTGACCTTTTGCAGAAGGATTTGGACCAGTTGTTATAGAATCTGGTTTGGTATTAATGTCCTTAGCATTAAATGCACCTCCTGAACTTTGAGTTTTATATCTTTCTTCTAGACCCTTGTTTAAAGATTCTCTATTTACTGGTGTTGGCATATATTATACTTTCTTTTTATAAATATGTTTAAATATCCCATTTTACCAAAATATTTAATGGTAATTCACCGGTATTTTTAATTGGCATACCCAATTTAGCAACCGCAACTAAATCTGCACCACTATAAAGTCCTACAGTTGTTATATATGGAGCTAAATACGAACCAGTTGGGTCAATTGATGAACTATAATTGAATCCGAAAAATTCTTCTTTTATTGATTTACCACCAAATTTCCCAGACTTTTCTTCAATATAACTTACTATCTGTTGTACTGTTTTTCTGGTAGACTTTGGTTCTACATATTTAAATAATTCGGTTTGATTTAAATTATTATTAAAATACTTCCAAAGTATGTACATGTCGTTCAAATTAACTTTATTATTACCATCAATATCAAAATTATTATAATTTGAAATTAAATTTGAATTATATTCACTAGTATAACTTGATGAAATATTATAATTTACCGAATATAAGTCAAATAATGATTGTTCTTCGTTTGTGAATGTCATATAATTCCACCAATTATATGAATTATTAATTTGATAATTGATATACTTCAAAATCAAATCCAAATCGGTAAAATCAAATACTTTATTATTATCAATATCAAAATCAAATGTATTTGGAATTAATGATGTAGGATTTGTACTGTAGTTGAATTCTCCAGGTTCAATTCTACAAAAAACTTGTTTTTCATATATTTTGATATTACTATTGTATTCAATATTATACTTAGATTCTAGAGGATTAGAACGATTTTTTAATAAATTATCAAAAATAGATCCACTATTTGATAAAATAATCTTACCGTCTCTATAAAACACATTTCCGATATGATAGTTAGTAACAATATCATTAAAATTATAAATGTATGAATAACCGTTAATGGTGTCATATACAGAAGATGTTATTTCATTTGGATTTACCAAGAATAATGGAGAACCAATAGACACTATATTATCTGTAATTGCTGAACTATATCCAAATGTTGTATATGGGTAACCATATTGTTTCTTTTTAGTTATTACGGACTTAATTTCCCATAGTGATGTAGATAGTGATGAAGTATAGTAAACAAATTGACCTAATGTATCAATTACACTATCATTTGGATTACAATCAAATCTTTTATTAATTGTATTTTTAATATAACTAGAACTAAATTGACTAATATCTTTTATACTAGTAGCAATCGCATTGCCATTATAAATGTCAACTGAATATCCTAAATTATTTGATTCCAGAATATTTTCATTTCCAAATGATTTTTCCAACAAATACCAATCGGTTTCATCCGAACATTTTTTCCAAAAATAAACTGCTCCTCTATTTCTTAAAACAGTAGATCCACTCCATTCATAATAATACATGTCATTTGGTGAACCTATTATGATTGTATCACCGTATATAGCTACTGAATTGCCATAATTACTGCCGCTTGGTTGACTGCCTGGAAAATATGGTTTTGTATCTATAAAATTCAATGATCCGGTAATAGTTCTATCTTGATCTAAGATATCATTTTGTTCCCATTGATTTGTAGTCGTATTTAATTCATATACATAAACCGCACTACCAGTAGATTTGTTACCAACAACTATTCTATTTGATCCACTTGGATCGATTTTAACTACACTTCCATAATAATAATCCGCAGGTAATCCACCGGGAGATAGTGTTTGATAATGACTCCATACACCAAGAGATTGAGTGTATATATAAGCACAATTATTTTTACTTGATCCAATTACTAATTTATTTTCATAAATTGAAACGGATTCACCAAATGTAGAATATTCTAAATTATCAAAAGAATTTGTAATACTATATTTTGGATAATAGATCGTTCCAGAAACATAACTGCTTGAATAATCGGATAAATCGTATATATCAACACAAGAACCGGTATAAACAATAGATCCTGTAATTAATGAAAATCTATAATATGGATTTCCGATTACTACTACAGATCCAGATACATCTACTGATACACCATATGAATCATCATAAATAATAGGATTCCATCCTCCTAAATCTATTTCTATGTTTAATCCTAAAACAGGAACAGACGATGTATCTGCATTAATATATGTTGTATCTAAACTACTAGTATCAGCGGATAAATAACCAGGAAAATCATCAGGATTTATGTATTTATAAAAAATAAAATTGGGATTGTATAAATCTGTAGTTTTTGAATATTTGAAAATTTCTACAGACCCTTTATTATTTAATACAAACGATCCAGATAAAAAAGATGTTGGATTTCCAACTGCAACATAATCACCATCCGCAGCAATTGAATATCCTGTTTTTAATTTATAAATTGGATCAATCATATATCAGTGAATTCTATTTCTTGATAAGTAGAAAAATAACTTCCACTAAGTATTAAATTTTCATTTCCATCATCTACAATTATGTAATTAGCATCATCTTGATCGTCAATTATTGTTACACTATAAGGTGAAATCTTTTCCCCAAACTTAATTCTGGGAATTGTAAATACATCCATTACATCCGTTAAAAGTCTATATGTAGTGTTTAAATTGAAATTTTCCACTCCCCACAATTGAACTGGATTATTATAAGTATTATAAAATAATTGTTTATTGGTATTATATACTAATCGCATATAAGTACCGTCAGTATTAGTTGGATTGGATGATGAATTATAATATTGATTTCCAACTGGAAAAAATGTACCAGTAATATTTAAACCACGATGATATTGAACAAAATCATCACTTTGTTGTTGTAATGCTAAATCACAATAACTATTTGTTGTAGGTAAACTTGTACCGTCACCATAATCAATATAAATATGAGATATCGACCCACTTAATGATCCGGACATCCATAATATCAAATCTGTAGCTTCAATATTTGTAGGATTCCAGAGTTTTTTGGCAACAAATGGGGTAACTTGGACATCATCTCTATTTAAACTTTTTATCATTTATCCATTAGTTTAAAAATCAAGTCTAACTCTAATCAACAATTCACTATCAAAAGTTTTTTGTGTTGGTTGACTCAATTTTGCAACAGCTACAAGTTCATTATCACTATCATATAAACCAACAGTAGTAATATATGTTGTAGGATTGTTTACAAAATCGTTGATCTTAATAGAACCTCTTGCTAATACTACACCATTCAAACTATCAGTAGTACCATTTGCAATAAATGTTGGATTATTAGTATAATTGTAGTCTTGATTCTTTACTCTTACGAAATATTGAGCGGATGGCAAATATTCAGATTTTCTTACTTTAAATGTCTTTGTTGTACATTTAGTAATTGCTTGGAACATAGTTCTTTGATTCAATGCATATGTATTGGTTTGATCCGCAACTGTTGCGAACGATCCAGTCAAAGATACACCAACAGATGAACTAATCGCACCTGCATTTAATACTACTGTTCCAGTCTTTGGATAAAATAATCCAATAGAATTATATGTGATCACACCACCATTTGAGTATGCAGATGGCACACCATCATTTACACTTCCACTAATAATATTGTAAACATCCAATTGTTTCTTAACTACTGAAGAGTCATCAATAAATGTAAACTGACCATTAGCACCACTAATACTAAATTCAATTTGACCTTCATCCACACGATCTTTGTATTTATCAGCAGAAAAATTCAATACTACTATACCAGAACTAGTTACTGATGTTGTAGAATCAATAGATGTAGCAACGGTATAATTGCCTGATTTAAAATTGAAGAAAGTATCATCTGGTGTTAATAATACATTCTTATATTGATTATAAATTGCTTGGGTTGGACGAATATATAATGCAGTTGAATCTGTTATAGATGAACCAGATCCATAATAATCACCGTATGTTATTGAAAAATGTGGTTGGTTTTGGTAATATACATTGTAATAATACAACCCATTTTGAACATCATATTGGTTTGAACCAGTCAATACTACTTGAGTAGATGATGTTGTAAAAGATGATTGTGTTACAGCATAATTGCCGTCAACCCAAAATCCAGAAGAAACTTTATTGATTCTTCCGGCTACGATATCTGTAGATTCAAAGTTTTTAAAAATCATATTTTATTAAGCGGTTGTAGTTGGAACTGTAATGGTCACTGGAATTGTCAAACTACCACCACTTTCATTTCCAATAATAGTTAATGTTGTAGTTATAGTAGATATCAAAGCGTTATTTGGTACAAATTTGAATTTGTTACCAACTACTACTTGAGAAGCAGCAGTAACAGCATCACCTGCAAAACTTGGAACAGTTGCACTAGTAGAATTAATACTATTTGTTTCGGTTACCAACAATGTTCCTGCATTTTTATTACCCAATATAGCAGTATATCCCAATGTTGTGTTGTATGTAGGATTAGTACTTGGTGAAATTATAAATTCACTTGTGTTTAGTCTATCTGTTACAATGCTCGTTTGTGCGATAGAAATTACTGGGATTGCTGTTACTCCTGACGGTAATGTTACCAACTTATATTTCATTACTTGTGTTTCATCACTAAATGGTTCCAACACAGGTGTATTTCTAATAGCTATATCATAAAATGCACTACCAAGTGGATGTGTTGAATTATATAAGTTATAGTCAATTTCGTCATCCGCAAGTGCAAATGATGTAATATTCAAAGAACCGTTCTTTGCTAACAATTGTCTACCTTTTTGGGTTAAAATCGCATCAACTGTTATTGTTTTGTTATCTAGATATGCCATATAATATAAGTATATTTATCAATAAATATTATTCATTAAATCTTTTTTATGAACTAATCAATGAATTTTCAGAAACTTGTAAATTTATTTGAGTTCTTTCAATTGGTGATGAATTATCACTGTTTCCTTCATCATCTACAGTTGTATATCTAGTTTGACTAGATTTTTTATAAAACGAACCAGTTGGTGAATTTACGAAATATTGATTAGTTGAAAATCTTGAAATTCTTCTCTTCAATGAATAATGTCCTACTGGATATGATTCAACATCAAAAACCGATGAATTGTTATCATATGTATTAAATAAAGATGACGAATTTGTATTTACATATGAATATGTATTTACGAACTTACTGCTAGAATTTTCCAAATTAGTATTTGGGTTTCTACCAAATAAATACACCTTTTTATTGTTTCTATAGATATAATTACTTTCATATCTATCAAAAAACGATCCACTAATATCAAATATACTCAATCTTTTATCATAATTTAAACTAGAGAACTGGAATGTTGTGTAATTATTAGATGTATATGATGCGGGATGCATTGATGATGTCAATGAACCGTATGTAGAAGAAGTTAATGGGAAGTTTAATCCATTTTTACTTAAATTAACTTGACTAGTACTTCTATAATTTCTTTCAAATGATGCAGAAAAATTTCTTAATGGTTGATATGAACTACTTAAATCATATGCAATAGCACTGTCTATAGGAAGATTTTGATATTTATTTCTTTCCAAAAGACTAGGTTCGATTAATATACCATCTATAACTTTACTTCTTGCAGGAAGTAATTGTCTTACTGTTTCAAAAAAAGAACCGTCAAAATAGTTTTTGTATAGAGTCATAAACTCTTGATACAAAACTTGTTCAGATAAATTATACTTGTTATAATTGTCTCTTAATGTTTGTAAACTTTCATAATTATCAGAATAAATGTTAGATGGATTACCAATCAAGTCCATTATATCATGTTCACCCAAAAAGTTCAAAATATCATCATCTCTTACTTTAAATGGAGAAATATAGACTGCTAATAAATTTGAATCAGTAGTTACTAAGTTGTTTACAACACTAGTTTCATTAGACATTAATCTAGCCTCAACTGTTTGTGTTGCTTTATTAATCTTTGTATTCTTAAATTTATTTGGACCATATTGTCCCAATTTAATGTTTTGATTAATTTCAATTTCATCAAATTGATATGGATAAAGTGATGCGGAAACAGTTAAACAATTCGATTGAGTTGTAGTATTTTGTGCAAAGTTATATGCAGATGCACTATATTGTGAATATAATTTATTTGCATTTCTTACAATAAAGAATGAACCAGTGTACATATTAACTGGATAATCATAACTATATCTAAAATACAAATTATCATAAGTTGTACTATCATCGTTAGTTTTATATGAATCAAAATTCTTACAATGTTCTATAAATGATTCATCGTCTAATTCATGTTTCCATAGATTTATTTTATCAATATTTCCTTGGAATAAATTACCTCCACCTGTATAATTTCCTACATAAAGTAAACCAATGTCGTTAAATGAATAATTTATTGCTTCGGTAGCAGTAATAATTGATTTGTTACTATCAAAAATAATTTCTCCATTATCAACAGATGTTACTCTCAATGAATATTGATATGGCAATTGTCCTCCCGATCCACTATCATAACTTGCGGATAAGTTGGTTTGTTTAATCAATACATTGAATACATTACCATTAAACAATGGTAAAGAATCACTTTCAATGTAGTCTGTTGGTGCTCCTGATGGAGACAAATCAAATTTTAATTTTCCAAATGTATCTTTTACTTCTTTCTTAATTGTTACATCCCAACTTGAAGTTCCACTTTTCAACAAATAAACTTTAGTATTTTGCGGATATATATAATCAGAATCAATTCTAAATTTGAATTCGATTGAATTGACATAATTGGATGACCCGGATACTGGAATTACTATTGCATCCCCATTTCTAGTATATTTTGTAAAATAATATTTATTTTGATATGTGTAGGATGAATTGTCTTCATCGGATATCTTATTACCGCCATATTCCTTAACATTCAATAGACTACGAGGAATTCCATAGATGTTAGATACTACTCTAATACATTCTTCGGTTCCTTTAGTCTTATAAATCAATGGAAGAGTCTTTAGAATTCTATTCCAAATTATCTTTAATTTGTCATAATCAGAATAAGCGTTTGATCCCGTCAAATAATTAGCTTCGATTGATGAATTATCAAATGAACTAATTGGGTTCCATCCAAATTGTTGTAATAATGTATTTGCTACTGTACTTACATAACTTGATGACAAATTATTTTCAACATATTGTTGAGTTGGGAAATTCTTAATATACAAATAAATGTTATCAAAATGATGACCAATCATTGATAAGAATATCAAATAATCGGTATTATTATCATCTAAAAGAATATATTCAGGTGTATTATTTACAAGACTATCTCTATTGTTCTTGTCAAATTCAATTGCATTTTCAATATAATCTGGATAATTGTAGTTTTGTACATATGCACCACTAACAAATGATGTTGTACTACCACTTACCAATGTAATATTTTGATACAAATATGAATCATATCCGTCAAATGAATTAAAAATTGTATTTAATTGTGATTGATATCCATTTACTTCTTCGGCATATGATGCACTAATAAATGGATATGAACTTAATAATGTATAAGATGATGCACTATTAGCTGCAGATGCGGATAAAGTA